GGTGCAGATTTCCACATGGCTGTTGCACACCGACTCTTGCAACGACCGAGTGGTTCATGTAAACGGGCCTGACAGTGAACGGGCACACGCCCGCGCGGCCTGAGAGCAACGAGGTGACGGCATAGCCCCTCGCTCAGCCGCAAGCCGCTTTCGGCGGCCCGCAACGCATTCCACCCAATTCGGCCCGGCGCCCCCCCTTCGCGCCAGGTCGAGCCCGCTCCAGAGCCAGCACGTCTCTCACCCCTTCCAAGGGACGACAGCGCACTGTCGAGCGGGCGAATATCCAAGGAGCAAACCAATGACCCTCGAACGAGCAATCGTGATCGGCATCCTTGTTTTGCTGTTTCTGTTCGTCGCAGAACGGATGCTTTGAGGCAGCTCGGTGGCAAACCGCACCTTTGAAGACGATCAGGTTGAAGAACTGTTAGACCGCATCGCGTCCGGCGCGGAAAGCTTGGCCGCGATTTGCCGTGATCCTCATATGCCTGGGCTTCGCACTGTGTACGACTGGATTGAATGCGATCCAGAGTTTGCCGCACGTTTCCGCGCGAGGAAGGCGATCGGAGTGCGGGCCATGGTCGATGACTGCAAGGAGATCGCCGACGAGCCCGTGAAGGATGCGGTCGACGTAGCGAACAAGCGGGTTCGCATCGACACGCGCCTACGCCTTGCTGGCAAGTGGCTCCGCGATGAGTTCGGCGAGAAGCTGGACGTGAACACGAAATCAGAGGTGGTCTACCGCCATGACCTCAGCGGTTACAGTGCCGATGAACTCGACGCGCTTGAAGCACTTGTCGCAAAGGGTGCCAACGCTCCGGGAGATACACGCGGAGAGGGCGAAGCGCAGCTTAGGGGCGTTCACCAAGTTCACTAATCCAGACTATCAGGAAGCGGATCACCAGCGCCTTTTGGATCAACATCTGGAGGCTATTGAGCGTCGTGAGATTGACCGGCTGATGGTGTTGATGCCTCCTCGCCACGGCAAGAGCGAGAAGACCACCAAGCGTTTCCCGAGTTGGTATCTGGGCAGGCACCCGAAGCACCAAGTCATCTCGGCCAGCTACAACAGCGACCTTGCCACGGATTTTGGGCGTGAGGTCAAACAAATCATCAGCTCGCAGGAGTTCACAGACGTATTCCCTGGTGTGTCACTCAGACAGGACAGCCGGGCTGCTGACCGGATGAACACGGAGCAGGGGGGCGCTTATTTCGCGGTCGGTGTCGGAACTGCGACAACGGGGCGTGGCGCGCATCTTGGCATCATCGATGATCCGTTTAAGGATCGCGAAGACGCTGACAGCGAGGTGAAGCGGCAGCGGGTTTGGGAGTGGTATCGCTCGACATTCTACACCCGCTTGATGCCCGGCGCGGCAGTGGTCTTAGTGATGACCCGCTGGCATGAAGATGATCTTGGTGGGCGGCTACTGGAGCAGGATGGCCGGGTTGAGGATGGGGGACAGTGGACCGTTCTTGAGCTTCCCGCGCTGAACACCCATGGTGAGGCGCTTTGGCCCGAATGGTACGATGTTCCAACGCTGCAACGGATCAGGGATACGATCGGCCCGCGCGAGTGGTCGGCGCTTTACCAGCAAAGACCTCAGCCGGACGAAGGCACATTCTTTCAGCGGGAGTGGTTCAAGACCTGGACCCATCTTCCCGCGCTACGGTATTACGGAACCAGCGATTACGCGGTGACAGATGGAGGTGGGGACTTCACCCGCCATCGCATCTGGGGTGTCGATGCTGGTGGCAGTCTTTACCGGGTCGATGGCTGGGGCGGCCAAACTACGGCGGACGAATGGATCGAGCGGAAGCTGGATCTGATCGCCCGTTATCAGCCGATGGCGTGGTTCGGTGAAACGGGCGTGATCCGTCGAGCAGTAGAACCCATGCTGATGCGCCGGATGAACGAGCGCCGGCTGTTCTGTCGCATGGAATGGCTGCCGTCGATCAGTGACAAGCCCACGCGGGCGAGAAGCTTTCAGTCGATGGTGGCGAGCGGTCGCGTCTACTTCGAGCCCGGAGCCGACCTATCCGAGCACCTAGCATTCCCTGCGGGCAAATATGACGACGATGTCGATTGCTCGAGTTTGATTGGTCGCGCGCTCGACCAGGCGCATCCAGCTTTGGTTCCCGCTGCATGGGATGACGACGAAGACCGTGAGATCGGTCGAAACGGAACGACGGGATACTGAGGAGACTACCGATGGCTACCAAGAAGACCAAGCCGACCATCAAGGCTGACGGCCAGAACCAGATGAACAGCGCTGCTGCCGAGCAATCCGAAGCTATCCAGGAAGGCAGCAAGGCCGAGGGCGGTCAGGCGCCGGGCCTGTCGCCCAAGGAACAGCGGGCCAGGATCAACGCGCAGTTCGATGAGGCCGACGAGAAGGGCAAGGCCGCGATCATCGAGGAGACGCAGACCGGGCTCGGGGTGCGCGGCTACTAGCGCATGGACCTCGAAGTCATCGACGCCTTTCCTGGTCTTGTAGACGAGGAAGGCGACGGCCCCTTCATTCCGCTCGCCCCCGACCTTGCCACGCTCAGCGAGGCAACGGGCGATGTGAGCGGGTATCTTGGAGAGGAGGTGATCCGTTCTCTCGGGGCGCGGGTGGTCGAGGACTACCGCAAGGACGATTCCGACCGGCGCGACTGGAAGAAGATCGCTGAAGAAGCGCTCGAACAGGCCAGTCAGGAAAAGCGCGGCAAAATCAAGACCTACCCGTGGCCAGAGTGCGCCAACATCAACTACCCGATGCTGACCACGGCGGCATTGCAATTCAATGCCCGCGCCTATCCGGCGATCGTCAAGGGCGACGAGGCGGTCAGCGTCAAGGTAGTGGGCAGAGACCTCGGCAAGCCCGTTCTCGGCCCCGATGGCGGCCCGATGGTTCAGGGACCGGACGGAAGCCAGTTCCTTGCCTCGCAGGCCGCTCAGGCGCCTCCCGAGGTGCAGCAGATGCTTCAGCCTGTGTGGCAGGTGCCGCCGGGTGGAAAGGCGTCCAGAGCGGCGCGTGTCGCGGAATACATGAACACGGTCGTATTCTATCGGATGTACGATTGGGAGGCGGACACCGACAACCTTCTGATCCAGCTTCCGGTGGTCGGATGCGTGTTCCGCAAGCTGTGGTTCGACGTGGGCCGCCAAGAGCACAAGGCGGCGATGGTGTCGGCGCTTCGCATCGTCGTTCCGGAAGGGGCGCGGAGCTGCGAGACGACGCCGCGGCTGACAGAAGAGATACCGGACGTTTACCCGCACGAGATCAACGAGAAGATCAGGTCGGGCTTTTACCGTGAAGTCGTCATTCCTTACGATGAGGAAAAGGCGGGCTCGCGGATGCTTCTCGAGCAGCACCGGCTTATCGACATCGACCAGGACGGGATTGAAGAGCCCTACATCGTCACGGTCGATCTGGAGACGGAACAGGTTCTCAGGATCGAGCCGAATTATGCGCCGGAGGACGTGCGCTACAACGAGGCTGGAGAGCCCGTCAGCATCGCCAAGGGCAAGTTCTACATCAAGTATGACTTCTTCCCGCATCCGCAGGGCAAGTTTTACGGGATCGGGCTCGGGCATCTGTTGGCGCAGGTTGGAGACGTGGTGGATACCGCGCTCAACCAGCTCATGGACGCAGGCGCGGCACAGACGGCTGGCGGCGGGTTCATTGCCTCTGGAGTGAGGTTGCAGGGACGTCAGAGCGCGATTCGGTTCGCGCCGGGGGAATACAAGACCGTCGATGGCGTGACGGGCGGCCAGCTTCGGGATGCGATTGTCGAGCGGACGCTGCCGAATGTCTCGCCGGTCACGTTCCAGGTGCTGGATCTGATCCTTGGCGCGGCAAGGGAGATCAGCGGCGTCAAGGACGTGATCACGGGCGATGCGTCGAACACCGGTCAGGTGGGAACGACCCTGGCCCTGATCGAACAGGGGCTGATGGTGTTCAACGCGGTCTACAAGCGCGTTTACCGGGCGCTGAAGGAAGAGTTCACGCTGCTGTACCAGAACCTCGGGAAATACGGGGTGGAGCGTTCGGCGGCAGATTATGCCGAGGTCATGGACGACCCGGCTGCGGACTTCATGACCGATTTCAGAGCGAGGGACATGGACATTCGGCCCGTGTCCGACCCGTCGAGCGTCACGCGGATGCAGAAGAGCGCGAGAGCTCAAGCGTTGTTGCAGACGATCGAAATGCCAGGAGCGAACGCACCTGAGATTTTGCGCCGCTATTACGAAGCGATGGACTTCGAGGACGTGGACAAGCTGATGGCACCGCCCGCCGGGCCTGACCCGCTGGCGGAAGCCAAGGCGGCCGAGTCTCAGTCGAAGGCGATCAAGAACCAGGCGGGCGCTGAGAAGGACTTGGCGATCACCGAGCAGACCAAGCTGGAAACGGCGATGATGCAACAGCGCGAAGCCTACGATGCGTTCGCGGCGGGGTATCGTGTCGCTGCGGGATGACTTCGCCCGCTGGCGCGAAGACCCCATGACCCGCACCGTCCTTGGGGCTCTGGAACTCGCCGAGAAGGCCCAGAAAGCCGAATGGGACGAAGCAAGCTGGAACGGCGGCATGGTCCGGGGCGACGACCTCGAACGCCACCTGCTCGTGCTGAGAACCCGCGCGGATGCTTACGCTGCCTTGCGCGAGATGACGATCGAAGACCTCGGACAATGGTTGGAGCTACCCCTTGACGCAGAATGAAAGCGGCCTGGCGCCGGTTGAATACAACATCGTGGTCCGCATGGACCCGGTGGAGGAGAAGACCGCAAGCGGGCTCTACATCCCGCAGACGAAGGTCGATCGCGACGAGCTGAGCGCGGATGAGGGCACGATCGTCGCCGTCTCGCCGCACGCCTTCAGCTACGCGGAATGGGGCGAACAGACCCCTCCGAAGGTCGGCGACCGCATTCTCATGGCCCAATTCGACGGGCGCATCTGGAAGCGGAACGGTCAGACCTACCGGCTCATCAAAGACAAGTCCGTGATCGCGGTGGTGGAACAACCCGCCAGCCTCGCGGCTGCGGCGTAGGAGGATAGCATGGCCCAATCGGCAAACAGCGCCACGCACACGCACCGCATCGTTTCTGCTGCCGCCAGCACCAACGCCACGAGCGCCAAGGCCACCAACGGAACGCTGAAGCGCGTCATCGGCTACAACGCAGCAGCGTCCGCACGCTATCTCAAGTTCTACAACTCGACGGGCGCGCCGACGGTCGGAACCGATACTCCCCGAATGACGATCTACCTGCCCGCTTCGACGGGTTTCGCGCTCGATTTCGATGACTATTTCAGTCAAGGGATCGCCTACGCGCTGACGACGGGCAGTGCTGACAACGATACAGGTGCGCTCACTGCCGGCGATGTGCTCGGCCTGAACGTGAGCTACAGCTGATGAGCGGGTTTTGGGGGCGCCAAGGCGGCGCGCGCTACCCGAACAAGCCGCAGGCTGGGCTTTACTACGGCAACGAAGCCAATGGGCTCGCTCCAAGCGCATTCACGCTGACAGCGGACACACTTTACCTGTTTCCGGTAGTGCCGTTCACTCTCGACACTCCCGTGGATCGTCTGGCGGCGTACTGCACGACTGGCGTTGCCTCGGCCTTCGTGCGGTTGGGGGTCTATTCGGACGCGAACGGCCTGCCTGGCTCCCTAATCCTCGAGACGGGGCCGCATGATGCGACGGTGACCAACACAGCGCTCGTGGGCACGATCAGCTACACGGTCCCGCGCGGTGTGCCGCTGTGGTTCGCGATGGTTTCCGGTCACGCTGCTGCGGTGCGTGCAGTGGTGACAGGCGGGGCGCCTTCTCTCGGCACGGCAGCGACGGGAGCAAGCTTCTATACTCGCTATACGATGGCGCACACGATGGGCGCTCTTCCGGCTGCGGCCAGCTCGCTCACACCTACTGCGGGGTCTGTGCCCTGGGTGGCGTTTAGAGCCGCCTGATGGGAGTTGACCTGCTTGCCCGCAGCTGGGCGAGATCAGCCCGCCAGGGGTCGATGATCCTTGCGGATCGGCGCTACGGCATTCGCGCCGACGGCAGCTACGACAACAGCAATGCCATCATCGACATGATGGAAGACTTGGGCGGGCAGCACGCGTTGTTCGCCGGTTTCCGGATGCCGCTGCCGTGGGTGCAGATGCCGTTCGGCGTCATCCGCGTCACGCAAAGCGGGCTGCTGGCGGGCATCGACGAGGAGGGGCGCGGCGGGTTCCTGATGGCCGGGCACGGCCGCGGCACGATCTACTGGCTCGATCCTGACGGCACCGCGACCGACAAGTGGGTGTTCGACAACGGCGGCACCCGCCGCGTGTCCTATTGCATCTTCAAGGACATGGTGTTCTCGGGCGGAGCCGACTGGAAAACCGCCGACCCGGACACCGACACGGGCGTCGGCTATTCGAACATCCACGCCAACGTGAAGGGGTTCCGCTTCACCGGCCCCGGCACCGACGACGCGCATGTGTTCGAGAACGTCGAGTTCCGCTTCTTCGAGCAGGTCGCCGAATGGACCGGCGCGAACAACGCCGACACCACGCGGTTCGGGTTCTGCGACTTCACCAAGAACAAGCACCAGTTCCTGATCGACAACCCGCAGTCGATGTCGGCGGAAGTCGTGGGAGGTTCGTCGCTCAACTACGGCACGTATCTCAAGTACGGCGCGGCGGGCCTCGGCGGCGGCAACTTCACCCAGTACGGCGGCGCGATCATCATGCTGGTGGTCGAAGGCGCGGATGTCGCCACCGATCGCTTCGTGGTCGATACCTCGCTCGGCGGGCCGAGCGGGGGCAACCTGGTCAATAAGTTCTCGGGCGTGCGCGTCGAGCTGCGCGGCGCCTACGGCAAGCTCGCGAAGATGACCGCCGATCTGGCGAGCACCTTCAAGTTCGACACCTGTTCGCTCACCAACACCAGCACGGCAAACAAGGAAGTCGTCGAAATCGGCGGGTCGCAGCGGCTGCTGCTGCATGATTGCCAGGTGCACGATCAAAGCACCGGCGCCTCGCGGTTCAAGATCACCTCGGCGGCGCGCAAAGGGCAAAACCCGCATCTGTCGTTCTCGGGGGAGTGCACCCTGCCCGCCACCATCCACGACAACATCGTGTGGAACGGGGGCTACGGCCGTCTGACCATCGGCCCGCGGTGCGCGCAGAGCACCATCGGCGTAGGCCAGACGGCGGTGCAGGCGATTGCCTGCGACATCCTCGGGACCAAGACCGGCAACTCGGTCAGCAACCGCACCAGGACGCGCAACGAGGTCCCGGTGCCGAACAACGACGCGATCAACAGCCTGTCCGAGTATTCAGTGCTGCTGCCGCCCGGCGTGAAGCTGCACGAGGTTTACGGCATGTGGCCCGCCAACGCCGGCCCCGCGACGGTCGTGCGCCTGCAGATCGGCAACAACGACAAGAGCGTGATCTACGCCAGCGTGACCGGGGCGTTCAACGCCGGGCAGGGCGTCAAGCAAGTGATGATCCCGAAGAACGTCGGCGCCACTACCAACGAGCGCACCGTGCGGTTCTGGTGGGACGATGGCGCCGGAGGGGCGGCATCGACGGGCATCAACGCGGCGGCCGTGCCGTTCGAGGGCGGAGTGGTCTACTCGGGATGAGTATGGGCACGGAGCGCTCCGGGGTTTGGGAGTAGAACATGGCGCGGAACACCTTCACCAAACTCTCCCCGACCGCGAGCGAGGCAAAGGCCGTCAATTGCCGTGAGGCCGAGTGGGTCGAAATCCACATCAACGACCTTAGCGGGGGAGATACGATCACGGTTTCCCGCGCGCTTCAGGACGACGCGGATTTCATTACCTGGGCGCTGATGGATCAGAACCTCAACAGCGCGGGAAGCTCGTTCACCGCCGCTGGGATTTACCAGACCGAAGGCGGCGCCTGGCTCAAGTTCACCAAGACCGGAAGCGCGTCAAACCCGACAGTTCACGTCCGCTCGACCACGAGCTGACACTAGCTTCCCCGCAGCGGGGATGAACCTGGCCCGGCAAGGGCAAATCCAAGGAGCCTATAGTGGCAGACGAAGACCTCGCCTTAGAGGGCGAAGGCGCACAGGTGCAGGACACCGAAGGCGCCGAACAGACCGACGATACTCCGGAACCGATTGCCAATCTCGCCCGCGACCTCGGATGGACGCCGCGTGACGAGTGGCAGGGCGATCCGGAAAAATGGAAGCCCGCCGACCAGTTCATCCGGGATGGGCGGGAAATCCAGCAATCCACCTCGCGAGAGCTTCGAAGCCTGCGAGAACAGATGGAACGCATGGGCAGCGTCACCGAGACGATCGTCCAGGATCGCGTTGCCGCCGCGCAAGCGGAATGGCAGCGCAAGATGGCCCAGGCCGTGGACGACGGCGACACCGAAACGGCGCTCAAGCTGGCGGACGAACGGCCTACCGCAAAGCCGACCGGGAACACCCCTGACCACACCGTCCAGCAGTGGGTGGCGAAAAACGAGTGGTTCACCAAAGACCCGCTCGCCGAGGCTCGGGCTCGCGAGATCAGCGATCGGCTGAAGCACCTGCCGGTTCCGGAACAGCTCGCTCAAGTCGAGCGGGCGATCCGCAAGGAGTTCCCGGAGCATTTCCCGGCCCCTGCGAAACAGCCGCCGGCAACGCAAACCGGGGGCTCACGCAACCCCAATCCGAGTAATCGGGCGAAAGGGTTCGCCGACATGCCGCTCGCCTCGCAACAGGTCGCGCTCGACTACGAGAAGCGCCTGGGGGTGCCGAAGGAACAAACGGCCAAGAGCTATTGGGCCGATCAGGAAAGGGTCAAGAGATGACCGATACCAGACTGCGGGAAGACCGCGCGACCGAAGAAGCGGCACAGCGCCGCCGCCGTGACGACACCACTCTCGACGGAGCCCAGCGCCTCAAGCTGGCGATCCCTGAGGAAGTGGCGAAGCGGCTCGAGGCTGAAGGCCGGGTTCCCCGTTGGGTCAACGACGAGGGCAATCGGCTGCACCAGCTCACCCAGCTCGATGACTATGACAGGGTCGATGGCGTCGAAGCGCGAGTGGTGGGGACCACCAAGGACGGGCAGCCTATCAAGGCATACCTGTGCAGCAAGCGGAAGGACTTCATCGAAGAAGACCGGGCGAAGGCTGATGCCCCCCGTGTCGAGTTCGAGAAGGCCCTGGAGCGCGGCAAGAACCCCAACGACCCGATCGCCGGCAACGCCAGCTTCTACGCTGACGAGGCCAACTCCATTCGACGGGGACCGAAGTCCCCGTAATCAGGGACTTTCACAATGGCCAATGCTAACGTCGCGTATGGGCTGAAGCCCGTTCGCATGTTGGACGGCTCGCCGTTCAACGGGTGCGTGGACATGTTCTACGTTCCCAGCTCCAATGGCACCGCGCTTTATGTCGGTGATCCGGTCAAGCTGGCCGGTTCCGCCGATGCTGCGGGTGTCGCCTCGGTCACGCATTGCGCGGCTACCGACACCATTACCGGTGTCGTGGTCGGCTTTGCCGATGCGACCTCGATGTCCGCCGGCTACGGCGCTGCGTCGACCATCCGCTATCCCCTGGTCGCTCACGGGCAGGACATCCTGTTCGAGATTCAGGAAGACGGCGTAGGCGGAGCAATCGCCGCTGCGGATATCGGCCTCAACGCCGACATCATCGTGGCGGCAGGTTCTTCGTATTCGAAGAAGTCGGGCGTCATGCTCGACACTTCGACCAAGAACACCACCGCAACGCTGGGCCTCCGCATTCGCGGCATCGCCCAGCGGCCGGACAACGCGCTCGATACGAACGCGAAGGTTCTGGTTTCCCTCAACGACACCACCGAGACGCCGGGAACGGCCTCGGATGGCCTGTAAGGAAAGGACTGAGCGATGAGCGTTCAAACCCGCTCCACCCTGCCCAGCCTTCTCTGGCCGGGCCTCCACGCCCTCTTCGGCACCGAGTATGCCAAGCACCCGAAGGAATACACGCGCATCTTCGATGTTCGTTCCTCGGACAAGGCATACGAGAAGATCGCCGAGCTGACCGGACTGGGGCTTGCCTCGGTCAAGGCCGAGGGCGCTTCGATCGTCTACGATACCCCTGGTCAGGGGCCGGAGACGACCTTCACGCACGTCACCTATGGCCTCGGGTTCATCATGACCCGCGAGGCGGAAGAGGACAACCAGTACCGGGATATCGCGGAGAACAACACCCGCGCGCTGACCTGGTCGATGTGGACGACCAAGGAAATCGTCCATGCGAACGTCCTCAACCGCGCCACGACCGCTGGTTATGTCGGCGGCGATGGCGTGGTCCTCGCTTCGGCTTCGCATCCGACCGTGAACGGCACGCAGAGCAACCTGCTGACCGCCGCGGACCTCTCGGAAGCGTCGCTCGAGGACGCCATGACCACGATCATGCAGGCGAAGAACAGCCGAGGGCTGCCTGTCGCCATCCGCCCCGTGCGGCTGATCGTCGGACCGGGTCAGATCTTCAACGCCACCCGTATCCTCTCGACCGATGGCCGGGTGGGCACGGCGGACAATGACGTGAACGCCATCAAGGCGCTCGGCATGGTCCCGGAGATCGTGATCAACCACTACCTGGATGACGCCGATGCGTGGATCATCCAGACCAACGTGCCGAACGGGCTGATCTCGTTCCAGCGCCGCGCGCTGGACTTCGAGAAGGACTCCGACTTCGACACGGAGAACCGCAAGCAGAAGGCGACCGAACGCTACAGCGCAGGATGGGGCGACTGGCGCGCCGTCTACTACAACGCCGGCGCCTAGCGCCGAAAGCGTGGCCCCGTCCGCTTAATGGCGGGGCATCCCTTTCAACTAGGCGCGGTGGGTTGCCCAACCTGGCCTCTCCGGCTGCTGCGCCCCTACCAGGAGTTTTCTCATGGGCACCACACATTACGGCCGCATCCTCCAAAGCGAGCGGCTTGCCAACGTCACGGATTCCACCGTTACGATCACCAACGAGGATCACTCGGGGAAAACGATCACGCTCAACCGCGCGGCGGGCATTGCCGTGACCCTTCCGGCGGCTACCGGCTCGGGTGCTGTCTACAAGCTCATCGTCGGCACCACCGTCACCAGCAACTCGACCACGATCAAGGTTGTCGGCAATGATATCATGGTCGGACATGCGCTGCTGGCGCAGGACTCGGCCGACACGGCGGTCATGTTCGAGACGGCGGCTGACAGCGACACCGTGACGCTCAACGGCACCACAACGGGCGGCATTGCTGGTGGTGTTGTCGAGCTGATCGATATCGCGGCGGATACCTGGCACGTTCAGGCGTTCGGTTCGGCCACTGGAACCGAGGCGACTCCGTTCAGCGCCACGGTCTAGTCGATGGCAAAAGGCATTTGTATGCGGTGCGGCTTCACCGTCGAGCCGCATACAAATCTCCGGCGCGAGTGGACAAACTTGCTCGTTTGCCGAGCGTGCTTCGATCCGAAGCCCGCCGAGCTCCGCCCTCCGCCGGTCAAGCCCGAGGGCCTGCCAGTCAAGAACGCCAGTCCAGAGCCCACGCCGGTTTTCCGCGACCCGTCTGAATTGGGAGGCGACGACCTTTGACGATCACCTTCACGATGACGGCGGGCGAGTTGGTGACCCGCGCGATGCAGCGAAGGCGGTGCCTTGCCCTTGGGCGGGCTCCCACGGCTGCGGAGATGGCCTACGGACTTGAGCGCTTAAACCTGCTGCTCAAGCCTCTCGCCCGTTACGGAGGCACGCAATGGGCGGTCGAGGACACCACGGCCACCATTACGGCCGGAAACGGCACGGTCACCCTCGCAACGCGCCCCGGACGCATAGTGAGCGTCGGATTGGCGCTTTCGGCGACGAACGAACGCCCGCTGGCCGAGTGGGAAATGGGTCAATACGACGTGCTGCCGAACAAGATCGCGGTCGGCGATCCGGTAGCCTACGTCGTCCGGGAATTGTCCGCCGCGACGACCTTGCGCGTCTGGCCGGTGCCAAGCGTCAACCGGACCCTGAATATTCGCTATGTGCGCGTTCCGGAGGACGTGACGCAGGCGGCCTCGGTCGATGTGCCGCAGGACTGGCTGGAAGACCTTGAAACGGTCCTTGCCTGGCGCCTGGATACGTTCGCGAACAATAACCCGGAGCTTCCAGCTCTTGGCGAGCGCGCCGAGCGGACGATGAAGGATCGCGCTCGCCCCGCAAGTTATTTCTTCGAGTCAGACTGTGCCTGAAATCGGGCTCTCGACGGCCACGATAAGGCGAGGCCGGGGTGAACTGCCGCAGCTTCCCTTGGTCAACATGTTCCTCGAGCAAGCCGTCACCGAACCAAGGCAGTTCTCCCTTATCTCGCATCCGGGTCTCGCTGAAGAAGGTACGGAACTCGGCTCGGGGCCGGTGACCGGCCTGTTTCAGAAGGATGGCGTCCTCGCTTCCGCAACGGTCGGGGTTTCCGGCGGGTCGGTCTACGTCGGCGGGGTCAACAAGGGGATCATCGGCGGCTCGTTGACACCCAGCATCGCAGGCAACGAGATTGGCGTTGTCGCGACGGCCGGTGCCGATGCGGTGTTCTACGATACCGCGCTTTCGACGGTGGATTTTCCCGATAGCGCGGATGTCACCAAGATCATCGACCAGGGCGGCCGGTTCATAGGGCTTAGAGGGGGAACCGGGCAGTTCTACTGGACCGAGGTTCTTGAGGATGCCTTGGTCGGAGGCGTCCTGACCTTCGACGCGCTCAATTACGCCACGGCGGAAAGCGAGCCAGATGCCCTGGTCGATGCAGTGGCATTCGAGGACGCGCTGGCCCTGGGGGGAACCAAGACAATCGAGTTCTGGGCCAAGACCGGCGACTCCGAGCTTCCCTATACCCCTTCGACCGGACGTGTCTTCCAGAAGGGTGTGAAAACAACGGGATGCATGGTCCTGTTCGACAACAGTTTCGCGTGGGTGAGCCCGGACAACATCGTTTATCGAGCGGGCAACATTCCTGAACGGATTTCCGATCCCGGCATAGAGGAATTGATCGAGGCGAGCTCCACCTGCCGGGTCGATAGCTATTTTTTCGAGGGACACGAGTTTCTGAAGGTCCATCTGGACACCGTTGCGATCGAATACGACGCGCAAACGCGGGAATGGGCCGAACGCAAGACTGGGGTGGGCAATTTCCAGGGTGGGCCGGTTATCTCCGGACCTGTGTTCGGCAGCACGGAAGACGGCAACCTCCTAGAGCCTTCGGATTACGCCGATCTGGGCAGTTATCACGAACGCTCGTTCTGTGTGTTCCAGCCCATCAACGGCGGGGTAGTCCCGGTCGACAACCTGCGGCTCAGGACCAATCCGGGCCACACCGAATACCTGAGCGGCGATTACGCAGACCCGACGATCGAACTGTTCCCGAGCTACGACGGCGGGATGACCTTCGAAACTCCGCTTGAGGAAAGCCTTGGCGAAGCCGGGGAATACCGCCGCGAAGTCGAATGGCGGGCGCTCGGATCGGCCGATTATCCGGGTTTCTTCGGCAAGGTGCGCGTGACTGATCCTGTCTCGTTCAGGTGTTCTGGCGCTTTCATTAACGAGCCGCATGGTGGGAGATCGCGCTGATGGCGGCCTGGACCAAGTTCAACAGCTTTACGGAAGCCCTGGCCGAAGGCACACACAACCTCGGCTCGCACACCCTGCGGATTGCGCTTTCCAACTCCGCGCCCTCAGCCGGCAACACCGTTCTGACCGATATCACCCAAATCGCGGCATCGGGCGGATATACTCCGGCTGCGGTGACGGTCAGCAGCTCATCGCAGACGGGCGGCACCTATTCGCTGGTGGTTGCGGCTACGACCTTCACCGCGGCGGGGGCGGACTTTGCCCCGTTCCGCTACGCGGTTCTCTACAACGACACAGCGGCAAGCGACCCGCTGATAGCCTATTACGACTACGGAACCTCGTACACTCTTCCGGATGGTCAGCCGTTCACCTTCAACGCCGGAACGGTCCTGACCCTTGCCTAGCGTATCGATCACTCCGGCCTCCTATGAGATCACCTGGGGAGAGGTAGGCACTCAGCCCGCCCGTGTGGCAGCGTCAGCCCTGGTTCTTGCGCTGACGATGGGAACGGTGGTTGCCGGGCCGGGCCTCTCTCCCGGACTGACCGACGAACTGACCCAAGTGACCGACACTCTGTTCGCGGGGGAGTCAATCGTTGACGATCAGGGCAGGCCGTCTCGCCGGTTTCAGCAAATCTGGCAGAACACGATCGAGGCGCTTGTCACGGTCATCACAAGTCAAGGCGGGTCCATCGCCGAGTTGCAGGCGATCTATGCCGGGATCAATACGGCGCAGGCCACGGCCGCCACAGCGGTCCAGACCGCGAACGACACGCGCTCGGAATTGGGCTTGACCAGCAGTTACACCGATCCTGTCGGCGTGGGGACGGCGGCCAGCTCCGGGGCGGTCACCATCGTCGCTCATAGCAGGGTCTATGGCGACGGGACGACT